TATGGCTGGAAATACAGTAATTTCTAACATTAAAGATACGACAAGAGATAACACTTTTGCAGATACTCTTACTTCTATTACACTATCACGCTTAAGTTCTACAAATAATTATGAAGGTGGGCTTTTAAATAATCTTTTATTGCTAGGAACAGATGTACTAAGAGCGCAATTAGTTTCTGATACTAAAGGATTATTAGGTGATACTGTTTTAAAATCTGCAATGCAGGAAATACTTTTAGGTAGAAAAGAAAATGCTGTTTCAATAGTTCAAAGATCGCTTGAAAATTCAGTATCTGGAACAGATCTTGATATTATTTTAAAAAATGTATATAGAATTAATCCTTCGGTTTCTAATGTTGTTGCATCAAGAGGTGCACAGTTTACACAACTGAAGCCTGCAACAAGTGTTGTTGAAAGATTAAATTCAAATGAGCAAGACTTTCCAACAACAAGTAGGGTTGCAAAAGGCTCGGTAAATGGTTATGAGTTTAAGTTTGTGGATAGCTTTGAAGAACTCATTGCAGACTTTAGAGGTACTAATAGGGAAATTACAGAAACCGTTGTACATTGGACTGCACACTATATAGATCAAGGTCATGTTGGTGCAGAAGAATGTCATAACATTGCTATTGATCGAGGATTTTCTGGTTGTTCATATCATTATATTATTAAAAGAGATGGGTCACTTCAAAGAGGTAGACCATTAAATAAAGTTGGTGCTCATGCAAAAGCAAATGGACATAATAGATATAGCATAGGTGTTGGTATGGTTGGTGGTTATAACTGTAATAGCGGAAATCCTAATTACAATAAGTTTATAAGTGCAGAATCAATTACCTCAGATCAATGGAAAACACTTGATCAATTTTTAAAGGCATTTTATGTTGTTTGGCCCGGTGGGCAAGTTTGGGGTCATAATGATACAGATCCAGAAAATCAATCTGATCCGGGCATTGATATGCAACAATATATAAAAAGTAAATTTAAAAAGACAAATAAATCTTCATCTGGTACTTTACCACCACTATCTCCTTCTGAACTTAATAGAGGATAAATTATGACAACCGAAAATGATAGCATAACTGAAAGAATTGCGACAGACGGAAAAGGTCGAGTTAATAGTGAAGGTGTTCCTACAGATGGATTTAAAGATCCTGACGTAAAACACCCAAAGCCTCAGTATGTAGGTGAATCATCTACAAATAAAGCTGCACGTGGTTCCGAGATTCATAATTTAAAAATTAAGAATGGTGTATTAGGTACTGAGACATCAATACCCGAACAACCGCCTGCACTTTATACATTAAATCAAGTAAGTGAATCTCCATCAGGTCATATAATAGAAGTGAACGATACTCCTGGCGGAGAAAGAATACTTATTAAACATAAAGATGGTGCTGGTGTTGAGATAAAACCTGATGGTTCTGTAATTGTCAATAGTCTTGGTAATAGAGTCGATTTAGTATCTGAAAATCATGCTATGGCTGTTGAAGGTAATGGCTCAGTTACATATTATGGTAATTTAAATCTTACTGTTCAAGGAGATTACAACTTAGATGTAAAAGGCGATTATAATGTGAAGGTTGGAGGAAATAATATTTTAAACGTGATAGGTAACTATCGTAAAAATATTGTTGGTTTATTTAATGAAGTAATACATAAAACAAAAACGTCTACAATATTACAAAAAGTTGCAAACTCTTATTTAAATGGCTTTAGTACACATACAAAAGGTGAATACTTTAATGAGGTTGATGGTACCGCAGAGTATGTGCATAGTGGTAATACATTTATGACTTCTGAAACTGAAATTAATATGTCATCTAAAAATATTACTATTGGTGCTTCAGATATATCAGTATTTGGAAATGATGGAACTATAGGTGGTGGAAATGTAACAATGTTTTCACAAAATAGTTATGTGGATAGAACACTACATGCAAGTGAAGTTGAAGCAAAGAAAACTATGAAAGCAAAAGTATTTCATGGCAGCTTAAATGGTACTGCAAAAGGTGCACTTAAAGCTGGTACTGCATCACTAGGTGCATCACACTCTGGAAGAGTTGATACTACATCTCATAGTAAAGAAGATCCAGTCGCACAGGGTAAGAAATATAGACCAACAGATACTCTTGTAAATGCATTTCTATCAAATGAAGATAGAGGTATAAGAGAAATTAGAATTGATAGAGATGATGGAATATTAGATGGTATTAATCAAACTAAAAATTCTGGTGGTGTAACTGATAAGAAATTAGACACTGGACAAGTAAGATCAAAACTAAAAGAATCTTCTAATTTGCAAAATAATAAATTTTTACAAAGTCAATGTGCAAATGGTGTATTGAATACAGGCTTCGCGGCTATTACTCCATCTGAAATTGGTAGAATCAAAGGTATGGCACAAACCGCTAGAACTGGTTATACACCAATTGGTGGTCGTCTACAACAAGCTGTTACTAAAAAATATACACTCAGAGAATCTTCTTCACGTGGTGTTGAAAGAATTATTACACCACCTGCACAATTTGATCCTAATAATTTTTCTGATATTACTATGTCTACAATGTTGGGTTCTGGTATTCCTATTGCTAAGTTTATTTCATCAGCAAAAGATCCTATTAATTTAGATCATACTACTGGTATTGAACAAAGAAAAACAATAGCACGAAACCTATACCCTCAATCAGAAATAATTAATATATTTTATCAGCTTGATCAATTCCAAGGATATAATTTAGTGGTTGCAGAAGGATTGTATAAAAAAGGTCCAGAAGAAACACTAACAGCTGATGGAGTAAAGCAAGCTGCAACAGAAGGTAAGTTTGTGGTTTATGAAGTATATGATTCCTTTACTGGAAAAATATCAAACACAAAAGCTTTTGATTTTGCGGTGTACTTAAAAGACAATACTAACTATGAAAAGATAAGCCTTTATTATGATAATTATAATACTGATGCTTCTCTGCATTCTCAAGTTGGTGTTTTAATGCCGAATATACCAGAAAACTATACAGCATTTTTCAATAAGAGTGTAGAAACAGTATATAATGGTCAGCTACAGACATCTACAGACCTAATTGAAGTCTTATCCACTTAAAATCATTATAAATAATAACAATAAAATAAGAGAAAAGCATGCCAACTAGATCGTTATCAATTGAAGATAGAAAACTAGATACTGGAGCAAAAATAACTGCTTCCAGTGATAGGTTTTATTCGGATATTGACTTATCATTTAAGAAAAAGAAAAATGGTGACATTTTTAAGAAAACCGATGCTAATGCCGTAAAACAGGCAGTGAAGAATCTAATTCTTACAAACCATTATGAAAAACCGTTTTCTCCTTTCTTTGGTAGTAATATTAGAGATATGTTATTCGAACTTGGCGATCAGTTTTTAGATTTTGAGATAAAACAAAAAATAAAACAAGCTATAAAGAATTATGAACCAAGAGCAGAGGTGCTAGATATTTCTACTAATTATAGAGATTATGCAAATTCTCTTGATGTATCCATAACATTTCTCATATTAAGTACAAATGAAACAATTACACTAGAAACAGAAATTTCGAGGTTGAGATAATGGCCACAAATATCACGTCAACAGCTTTAGATTTTGATACGATAAGAAATAGTTTAAAAACCTATTTTGCACAGCAGCCAGAATTTTCTGACTATAATTTTGAGGCATCAGGTCTTTCAAACGTATTAGATGTTTTAGCTTATAATACACACTTTAATGGGCTTACCGCAAACTTTGCGACCAATGAAGCCTTTCTTAATACAGCACAATTAAGATCATCCGTTGTATCTCATGCTGAGGCATTAGGCTATAGACCAAGATCAAGAACACCATCATCATCTGCACTTACATTATTTGTAAATTTAGCAGGTGTTGCAAACAGACCTTCATCTATTTTACTTCCTGCTGAATGGACTTTTAGTGCATCAAATGAAACAACAACATATTCATTTATTACTACTAAAAATTATACAGCCACAGACGATGGAAATGGCATATACTCATTTACAGATACTGATGATAATAATCAAATATCGGTTTATGAAGGATCTTATAAAACAAAAACATTTATAGTAGATGACTCTGCTGAAAATCAAATATATGTTATCCCAGATGAAACCTTAGATACATCTAAAGTGACTATTAATGTATATGATTCTCCAACATCAACTAAATTTACTTCATACTATTTCTTAGATACTGCTCTTACAGTAGATGCAACTACTACATTCTTTGATATAAAAGAAGCACCAAATGGTTATTATGAAATTAATTTTGGTGATGGAAAAAGCTTTGGTAAATCTCCTGCAGTTGGTAGTAAAGTTGTAGTTACATATTTTTCTTCTAATGGTACAGAAGCAAATGGTTGTACTGGATTTTTAAGCACTCGTAATGTAGTAATTAATAATGTAAATTATCCTGTTAATGTGCAAACACAGCAATCTTCTACTGAAGGTTATGAAAAAGAAACAATAGAATCAATTCGTAAATTAGCTCCTTTACAATTTGCATCTCAAAAAAGATTAGTAACATCTGCAGATTATAGAGCAATGATTCTTGCTAACTTCCCAGTGGTAAAAGATGTTGCGGTATGGGGTGGAGAAGATAATGTACCCGTTGATTATGGAAAGGTATATATTAGTCTTCAATATCAAGATGGAACATCAGATGCTGTAAAAACAACAACACAGAATAGCATTGAAACTAATTTTACAAATCAACTTTCTGTCATGTCTATTTCAAATAAGTATGTAACACCTGAGGAAACATATTTAGAAATAACTGGCAATTTTAATTATGATCCTAGTTTAACTAATGATACTGGTTCTGCAATTCAAACTTCTATTACTAATTTCTTACAAGAATATTTTTCAAATACTTTAAATAGTTTTAATTCTTCTTTTAGTAGATCAGAAGTGTTAACAGAAGTTAGTGATTTAAATAGAGCAATACTTTCTGCAAAAATGGATATTAAAGTACAGCAGAGATTAAATGTAACAGTTGGCTCTGCTAAAAATTATAATGTGCATTTTCCAGTAATGTTAATTCCTGCGGAAGCTCAAAATCATAGCATAGAATCTTCAATGTTTACTTATGGAGATGATGCTGTTCGTTGCACTATTAAAAATAAATTAAATTCTAATATATTACAAATTGTATCAACTACTGGTAAGGTTATCGTACAAGATATTGGTAGCTATGATTATCAAAAAGGTAGTGCATCACTAAATGGATTTGCCCCAGTTTCTATATCAACCGGAACTCCTTATATTACATTTAGTGCATCACCACTTGATCAAAGTATGATTTCTCCTCTTAGAAATTATGTATTAAGATTAGACACTGCTAAACTAATAATGCAACCATTAAAAAACGAGCAAGATACAAAGGTAGCACTGTAATATAATGTCTGAAGATAGAAATAATACATCGCTTAAAGCTGACTATGTAAGAGATATTCTGCCAGAATATTTTGCATCAGAATATCCTAATCTTATTCAGTTTTTAGAAACTTACTATGACGCCTTAGATAGTGATGGTAATTTTGGCGATACAATAAAAGACTTATATGAAATACGAGATATTGGAAAAACCGATTTAAAATATCTTGATAATTTATTTGATGAAATTGGTCTTAGCCTATCATCTCAATTTGTTTCTAATCCAAGAGAAATACTAAAAAACCTTGCTAAATTTTTTAGAGTAAAAGGATCTCTTTATTCAGCTGAAGGTTTCTTTAGAGGATTTTTTGATACAACCTCAGAGGTCGAATATCCAAAGGATAAAATTTTTACATTAGATGATCCTTTATCAATACTTGGACCAAAATCTTCAAAGAAAATGCAGGATGGTAAGTTACACCAAGTCCTATCACATTTAGTAAAAACAACTGTACCATTAAAAGACTGGGAACAGTTATATAAAAAGTTTGTACATCCAGCTGGATTTTATTTACATGCTGAAGCGCAGCTTTATACTAATCCAACATATAAGCCTGTTGGTACTCTTTCAGATAATACAGCTTTAAATTTAAGAGTTGAAACTGATAGTGCAGAACCAAGAGTAGCGGTTGATACTCGAATTATTAGTAAAACTGATATGGGTAATATTGATATTTTAGTAATGGATGGATTTAAAGAATATGCATGTGGTTCAGATACTAGAAGATTCCAATACGCAAATGTATTAGATTATGCTGATAGTGAAGGATGGTTTATTGAAGATAGTTTTGGCCGAGCAATTGAAGGTCCGGGACTTTCTGTTAAAAATTCTGTAGATGCTGGATTATATAGCAATAAAGAAATTCATGTTGCGGCTATTGATTTGGCACCAACATTAAAAAGCGAAAATACAAAATATCAGCCGGGTCTTACCGAGGTTCCGGGAGAACGATATACAATATTTGAAGCGGCACCGGCAGAAATTAAAACTTTAAACACCATAACGCCTACAACCACTTCGGCTTTAACTCAGATAAATGTTCCACAGGAATTGAATAAAACTCTTGAACAAATTATAAGAGGTGATAGTAAAACATATATTTCAAGAATGTATTTAACTGGTGATTATTCATCAACTAAACTTGACATCGCTCTTCCCGGATTAGGCGATTCTTTTGGTGGTGATCATTTCTGTATTGGTTCAGATTCCGATGCTGCAAATCATTCTTCAGCAGTTGTATCTGCTTCTGCGCCAGTATTAAGAATTGATAATATATTAGATTCCAATGGTATGTTAGATATAAACATTAAAAAGACTGGAACTGGTGCTATTAGTGTAAAATTTAATCTTTCTCATAAGTTTAACAGCATATATGAATGGATTAAGTATGATTCTAATGCAGTTTTTGATATAAATAGTTTTAATTATGGTGACAACCAAAGTATGAGAAATGTAACAATTCAAGAATTGAAAAATAAGAATATGTTATATTTAAAGGACGCAATAATTTAATAGGTAGAGCATGTCGACAATTGTAACACAAAACTTTAAGAAGGAACTCATGATTGGGACCATTCGTAGTATTAACAATACTACAGAGAACTATTATATTGGCGTGTCTCGATCTAATCCATGGAATGCTGCAGATTCAGCACCAACAGCTAAAGATAATATTAGGATTCAAAACGAATTCCGAAACGGTCTTCAATCGATTCATCGAGTTGCAGCAGCTTCGTTAGTTGTTCCTCGTAAATCATGGGCCACTGGTACAACTTATGTTGCATATGACGATAAAAAAGATTTGGCAGACTATGGGTCTGATTTTTTCTATACTGCAAACAGTAATCATGATGTATATATTTGTTTAAGACAAGGTAAAGATGCAACTGGTACTGCGGTAGCTTCAACAGTTGAACCTACAGGTTCTAATAATGATCCATTTGAAACTTCTGATGGATATGTTTGGAAGTTTCTTTACACTATTAGTGCATTAGATGCTACTCTATTTATGACCAATGATCATATGCCTATTGATCGCATTTTAGCCACAGATTCAAATTCTACTGGCAATGAAATTAAACAATATGAAGTTCAAAATGCAGCAAAGCCTGGGATGATTACATCATTTGAAGTAACAGCAGGCGGTTCTGGTTATTCTAATCCATCAATTAATATTAATGGTGTCAATTATCCAGATCTTGTAGATTTTACGTTAAATTCTGGTGCTATTGTAAAAGCCGAATATAATCCTGATTCATCAGGTACTACTTTAAATTATGTGCATGGATTAAGAGGTGCTCAAGTAACACTTACCGATTCTAATGGTACTAATGGCGAAGTAAGAGCTGTTATGTCAAGTGGATTAGGTATTGGTGGAGATGCATCATCTGATCTTAAAAGTGGTTCTATGATGATTGGCGTAAGAGTTGATGGTAATACATCTGACTGGTTACTTAATCAAGATTATAGACAAATTGGTATTATTAGAGGAATTAAAGATTCTGCACAAGGTTCTCAATGGACTAATCTTACTGGTGGTGCTTTACAGTCTATGACTCTTTCAACACAAACAGTTGCATTTACAACAGATGAAGTTATTGTTGGTGCTACAAGTGGTGCAAAAGCATATGTTGATCAAACTAATGGTAATACAATTCTGTACCATCAAAATGATTCAACCGGTTATGTCGGATTTGTAGCAAACGAAACTTTAACAGAAATGACAGGTGCTGGTGAAGGTACAGTTGGTACTCCACTTATATCATCAGAAGTCGACCCATTTACAGGTGAAATACTGTATATAGATAATAGGTCTGCAGTAACTAGAGTTGCAAATCAGACAGAAGATATTAAAATAGTTATTCAATTGGATGAGTGTTCATGACCCTTAACTACACTAAAAATTTAGAATCCCAGGTTTATAAAGACGACTTTGATCCCGATAAAGGATTTCACAAAGTATTATTTAAAAGCGGTAAAGCACTTCAAAGTAGAGAACTGAATCAGCTTCAATCTATTATACAAGAAGAAATGAAAAGACTTGGCACTAATCTTTTTAAAGAAGGTGCTTCACTTGAGTCTGCTGCTCTTACTTTTAATAATCGTTACAGATATATTAAACTTAATACTGATCCAACCGATGCTACAACTCCTGGTGTTTCTTTACCAACTGATGTTTCTGACTTTAAAGATAAAGTTTTTGTTGGACAATTATCCGGCATTTCCGTAAAGGTTATTGAGGTAGTAAAAGCTACAGGATCTGATCCTGATACAATTTATGTACAATATTTGGATACTCTAAATGGAACATCTGGAACAGAACCAGCTTCTGTAACACCTGGTGAAGAACTACTTGAAAAAGATGGTTCTGTTGTTTTGGTTGTTCAAACAACTAATACTACTGCAGATCCAGCAACTGGTTATGGTTTTAGAATTTCTACTGGCCCAGCATCTTTCTTTGCTGAAGGCCATTTTGTACATAGCCCAAAACAAAGTTTAATTGTTGCAAAATACTTTTCTAATCCAACTGCTACTATTGGTTTTAAACTTACTCAGGTGGTTACTACAGCAGATGATGATGATTCTTTATATGACAATCAGGGTGATCTTCCAAACTATACAGCTCCTGGCGCAGACAGATATACAATTAATTTAGAACTCGTAAATAAAAATACTATTCAAGCAGATGAAACATTCATTTATTATGCTAAAATTGAACATGGTTTCTTGGTTGAAGCTGTTACTGGTTACGAACAATATAATAAAATTAATGATATTATGGCTGTTCGTACAAAAGAAGAATCTGGTAATTATACCGTAAAACCATTTAGACTTTCTTGGAATGATCATTCATCAGATAATACAAAATTATCTTTAAGTATTAGTAGCGGTACAGCATATGTAAATGGTTACAGAGTTAATAAAGCATCTGCTAGTACGATAGATATACCAAGATCAACTACTACAGTTACAGCAGAAAATAAAGGTATTTCTGGAACATATGGTAATTATATACTTGTGGATGCAGGTTTCTTTGGAATTCCAGATGTTAATATTTTTGAAAGAGTAGATATTAGCGACGATACCACAGGTACGGCAGCGTTTGATGTTAATGATAAAATTGGTACACTAAGAATTAGAGGTATAGATCCTGGTGAACCTGGGTCAAATACATTTAAAGTGTATGTATTTGACATTGAAATGAATGAAGGAAAAATATTTAATAGAGATGCTCGAGCAATTGGCTTAGACAGTGGCGCTTGTAGTTGTGAAAGACAAGAAATGAGACTTGTCAGATCTAATAATAAAGTGACAATATATGAAACTCAAGCTAATGAGTTGTTCTTTAAAATTCCGGGTAATAGACCAAGTGCGGTTTCAGATATTTCTATGACTCTTGCAAAAAGATATAGAGGTACAGCTGCTTCTAATGGTTCAATGACCATAACTGCTTCAGCAGGAGAAGTATTTACAGATAGCACTAATTGGATTATTTCTGATCCAGGAGGATTAACAACTGGACAATCTCCTACATATACTGGAGTTGGTACATCAAGTGTTACTATTACAGGATTAGTTAGTTCTAAAAATGGTGGTGTAATTGCTACAGGTTTTGATCAATTTGAAATATATGCTTATACATTTAAAGGCACGTGTTCTGTTGCATCTAAAACAAAAGTTACAACTACAGCACTTGTCTCATTTAATCCAAGTACCGGTGTTGCACAGTTACCATATTCCGATGTTATAGGCGTAGAAGAAATTAGATTATTAGCATCTAATGGAAATCTTGTTACTGATAAATTTGAAGTAGATGGTGGTCAAAGAGATAACTCTTATGAAAAGGGTTCAATTACAATTAAACCGGGTAGAACTATTACTGGTAATTACCAAAATACAACTCTCCAATTATTTGTTAAATTTTCTTATTTTGCTCATGGTGCTGGTGATTTCTTTGGTCCTAGTTCTTATTCAACAATTGATTATCAAGATATTCCTAATTACAAATTAGCAAATGGTCGTTATGTAGATTTAAAAAATTATCTTGACTTTAGATCATCAAAAGGAAGTAGTGGAACATTCTCTACGACCGATGCAGAAGTATTTATTTTACCTAAACAGGGTTCAACAATTGTTGCTGATATTACATATTATGAACCAAGATATGATAAGTTAATTTTAACACAACAAGGTGAATTTCAATATATTAAAGGTAATCCATCTATAAGCCCTAAGTTTCCTTCGGTTCCTGATGGTGCTATGGAGCTTCATAGAATTAAATTAAATGCCGGCACATTTGGTCCAGATGATTTAACATTCTCTATGCTTGATAATAAGCGTTATACTATGAGAGATATTGGAAAATTAGAGAAAAAGATTGATGATCTTGCAGAAGTGACATCTCTTACATTATTAGAAATGGATACAGCTAATATTGATGTATTAGATTCTGATAATAGAAATAGAACAAAATCTGGATTTATGGCAGATAATTTTGAGAATCAATATTTCTCAGATATTACACATCCAGCATATGCTGCAGCAATTGATCCAAGAAATAAATTAATTAGACCAAGATCAATTACAAATAATATTGGTCTTTATTACGATTCAAATGCATCTACAAACACGATTTTAAAAGGTGATAATGTATATACAACGTATAATACAACACCTTATATTGTTCAAGATATAGCTTCATCTAGTGTAAATGTTAATCCATATTTAAATTTATTTTATAATGGTGCGATGACTCTTTCTCCAGCATCTGATGATTGGTATGAAACAGATTATCAACCTGAAAAAATAATTCCAGGTGGTACATTACTTGATACTAATATGTCACACCAGTGGAACGAACATGAATGGAACTGGGGCGGAACTGACATTAACAATCTTAATGTTGGTGATGAACAATCAATTACTTCAGAGATTGCACGCAATAACTGGAAAGAAAGAAAAGGATTTTTCTGGAATAGAAAAACAACAACTGGAACTGATGTAACAAAAGAAACAGTTGTTAATAGGGTTGTTGCTTCAGAAACGGTACGAGAAATTATTGATGATAGAATTGTAGATGTTGCATTTATTCCATTTATGCGATCTAAACTTGTAAAATTCCAAGCTGAAGGTCTTGCACCTAATACTCAAGTATTTGCATACTTTGATGGTAAATCAGTTGCTAACTGGGTGAGACAAGAATCATTTAGTGGTGTTAATACTACAAAACAAACAGATGTGAGCAATCTATACAAATCTTCAACTGAATATCCTTTAGCTGGAGGTAAGACAAAACTCTATACAGACGGTCAAGGGAAGGTTCAAGGTTCATTCTTTATTCCATCATCTGGTACTCGTACCGCAGGTTCAACAAGTTTTAGAACCGGTGATTTAGAATTTGCTTTATTAGATATTACATCATATAATAAAAAGAATGCATCATGTGCAGCAAGTGCAGTCTTTAGTTCAACTGGTACACTTACAACAAGACAAGAAGATGTTCTATCAACAAGAGTACTTCAGATTGTTGGCTCAAGTTCTACCTCTACTGAAACGATTAATGTTTCTTCTTCTGGTGGTGGAATTGATATTCTTGGTGCTATTGGAACTGTTGGTAAAGGTATTGCCAATGGTATTGGAGAAGTGCTTCAAGGTGACTTAATTGGTGGAGTAACGTCAGCTGTAAGCGGTGTTGCAAATGCTGCTGGTGATTTGGTCAGCGATGCAGTTGGTGTAGTAAAAGATGTTGTAAACTTTGTTAAAGATATTTGTTTCTTCGATCCGATTGCACAGTCCTTCTTTGTTAAAGAACCAAATGGTGTATTTTTAACAGAGGTTGGTTTATTCTTTGCTAAGAAAGATACAAGTGAACAACCATTCCCGGTAACTATTCAAATTAGACCTACTGTAAATGGTCATCCATCTTCTGATCTTTCTCTTGCAGGATCTATTGTTACAATTCCAGCAAGTGATGTTGTTGTCTCAGCAGATGCTTCAGCAGAAACAAAGGCTGTATTTAAAGAACCAGTATATTTAAAACCATTTACTGAATATGCAATTGTTATTATTTCTAATAGTGATGCATATGAAGCATATGTTTCTAAGATGGGCGAATTTAAAATAGGTTCTACAACCGAAAAAATTAATACTCAACCATATCTTGGTTCATTCTTTAAATCTCAGAATAACAGAACATGGGAACCAGATCAAATGACTGATCTTAAGTTCACATTATATAAAGCTGAGTTTAATGCAAATCTAGCAACCAAAGCTATATTTAAAAATGTTCCAATTCCAAGAAGAATGCTTCAAAATGATCCAGTAGAATTGTTCTTTAGAGATAGTTCAGATTTCTCAGATGTTTATATTAGAAATCCTCTTCACGGAATGTATGTAGGTGATACTGTTAATTTAAAGGGTATTACTGGAACATCAGTAGATAGTGATTTAAATAATAATTCATACACAATTACTGAAGTTGATCCTACGGGATTTGTAATTAATGTTCCAACTCTTACTTCACCATCACCATATTATAATTCTATAACTGGTGGTAGTTTAGTGAGTGTTGAACAGGCATATAATTATAGTACAATTTGGCCATCGGTTCAGTCTATTGAGCCACCTTCAACTAGGTTGGATTATAATATTAAAATGGCAGCTGGTAAATCATATGCTGATAATAGTTCTAATGCTATTAATAATGCAGATATTTTAGATACTACTGCGACTATTGTTGCACCGAATCAAAATAACGAACTTGGTGTTATGAAAAGAGTATCACCTAATTCTAAACTTGCAACATCTATGGTTTTAGAAGCTGAAATGAAATCTAGCAACGTTTATGTAACGCCAGTTATTGATCTTCAAAGAACATCTGCAACCCTTGTCGCAAATCTTATTGATAACCCAAGTAATGTTCAAAGTACAACTCAAAATAAACCAATTGAATGGTCACATGCATTAGATAGTGATACCGTAAATGATATTATGGGTACAACCAACTATACAGCTTATTATGATCCACTATTTGGTGAAACTAGAGAAAACGGACCAGCTTCTGCAAAACACGTTACTAAACCTGTTCGTTTAGCGGCTTCTGCTGTTGGATTACAAATTATTATGGGTGCTAATAGACCATCTGATACATTTATTGATATGTACTATAGAGCGTCAAAGGCTGATACGCTTGTTGGAACAACTTGGAAAAGAATTGACTCAGAAAAACCAATCCAAACCGATGATGATACAAGTATCTTCAGAGAGTATCGCTATTTAGTTGGTGCTGTTGATGGTACCAGTGATGAGTTTACTCAGTTTCAATTAAAAATTGTTATGAGGTCTACTAATCAGACTAAAGTGCCTAAACTAAATGATTTAAGAGTGATTGCGCTGGGAGACTAGGTTGGAAGATCAGAATAGATATGCTAAAGTGGACAATTATCCCGGTTATAAAAGAGATTTAGAAACCGGGGCAGTATTAATTAATGATGAAGAAGCTCTGATTAGATCAAGGCAGATTTTGAAAAAGAAAAGAAAAGAAAAACAGGAATTAGCAAAATTAAAAGATGATGTTGCAGAAATTAAAGAACTGCTTTCAACACTTTTAAATAAAATAGGTGATTAATGGCAAGGCAAGTATATGTAGACCTAAGTAACTCCATTGAAGCATGGAGACAGAAGACCAACTTAATGGGAGACTATATCGGCGATTTAGACAATCTTGCCGCATCAGCCCCCTATGATTCAAGCATTGTTTCAGCGTTTAATTGGCTAGATGGTAAAGTTTTAGATTCATCTGAAACAAAAAGCCTTATTTCTTTAACCACATCTGGACCTAATTCCCTTGCCTCTTTATCGTATAATAATACTAGTGGTGAGTTTACCTTTATTACGAATGCTCTTACATCTAGTTTAGTACCATCACTTCCTGCAGGTAAAGTAACATCAGGAACTTTTGATCCAGCACGCATCCCTAATTTATCTGCAACTAAAATCACTACAGATAAATTAGGTTTAGCTCATGTTCCAGACTTACCCGCAAGTATTATTACATCAGGAATTTTAGATTCTAATAGAATACCTAACACTCGTGGATCAAAAATCATAAGTGAATTGCCTTTAGAGCATATTCCATCATTACCAGTTGATTTACTTGAACTAGATTCATTAGGTCATGGTTTTGAAGAAGCACTTTATGGTAGTAACCCAGCTGGACCAGTTCTTCTTACTAATTTACAAACCATAAGCGGAAATAAAACATTTGCTGGTGGTGTAACTATGTCATCTAATCTTACGATTAATGATCATGTTTTATCTGCAAGTAATAATAGTTTTGATATAGGTGAAAATGCAAATAGATTTGCGACCATGTATGCCACAACCTTCAATGGTGTCGCAACTTCTTCACTATATGCTGACCTTGCGGAAAAATATACAACACGTGAAGAATTAATTCCGGGTACTGCAGTCGCTGTTTCAAACAATGAAGAATATGAAGTTAGAGAAGCAACTATGGCTGATTACTGTATTGGTGTAATTTCTACAGAACCTGCACTAATGATGAACAGTGAAGCTGAAGGACAATATGTTGGTCTAAAAGGTCGTGTTCCAGTAAGAGTAAAAGGACCAGTTAATAAGGGTCAGGCTGTTCACGCACTTGAAAATGGTGTTAGTACAACACTTAAAACAACAGCTTTAGTGGGTATTGCTCTTGAAACAAATTTAGCTGAAGAAGAAAAATTAGTTGAATGCGTACTTAAAGTATAGGAATAACACATGGTTGCTGGAAATGTAATAGGAAGTGTAAATGATCCAGTAGATGAACTTCCTATAATTGCAAAATTCAAAGAAATCTTTCACGATAGAGTAGTTGCTGAAATAGTTTGGTCCGGCGCAAGTGGACCAGCTGTTCAAAGCGATCCCAAAGTTGCGGCAGCGTTTGGTGGTACTTCAACAATTACAAGCACTGAAATTGTAAACTTAGGTCCAAGAGATTCTATAAGTTTTATAGCAGTTGGTGGAGGCGGCGGCGGTGGTCACGGTAGAGAAGATGGATATGGACCTATCGGAGATCGTAAAGGTGGTGATGGAACCTCAACAACATTTGAATTTAGAGCTGGATCTGCAACCGGAACTTTAATTAAAGCTTATGATTTATCAGGTGGCGCTGGTGGTGCTAGTGGTACTGTAGATTATAGTTCTAAATCATATAGACGTTCTGGTCAACATGTTCGTGATGGAACAGGTGATAATGTAGTTAGTACAGATCCTCAATATGGATTCATCGGAACAGGAGGTGTTCCACGAGAATCTAGCAGCGGAACAAGTGCGACTGGTTATGGTGCCGGCGGCGGAGGCGGTGGAGGAGATAATCCTTCAATTTTTGATAGCTCTGGTGGCGGTGGCTTTGGTGGTAAACGTGGAACTTTTAAAGAAGCAACTATTAATCTATCAAGCTATTCTGGTCAAGCAATATATTTAGTTGTAACCCAAATGGGATCTGGTGGTGCAGGAGCAGTAGGTGGTGGAAATAATGGTGGAAATGGTGCACCGGGAGCCATTTATATTAAAGAACAAATACCATCAAGTTTACCAAGTTCTGGCCCAACATTTAATGAACAAGACTTACTTAGTTCTTTAAGAGGCACTGATCATCTTGGTATGGGTTATAAGATTGATGGCAATAAGATATTTGATGTATTTTTAGCCGAAGCAAATAAATATACCAATATTAGAAAATTAAGAGTTGTGGCTGCAAACTATGATGAAACCCAAGTATCTTATATGGGTCCACAATATAGAACAAATATTGACGTAACAACTTCTGCTTTAGTTACTAGTGAAAATGATTTAGATCCAGCACAGTTAAATGAAGATGAAACTATTGTACAATATTTTAACAATTTATATGATGGTTGGGCACTCATAAGAGATGATGTAATCTTAAATGGTGTTATTGGTTTAGGAACAGATCCTTTACCAACATTTGATGTTAATACTGGATTATTTTCATCAATACCTACATCAGTATCCCATTATACGACATCACAATCATGGTCTTCTTCAATTTTACGAAATGTTGCTTTAGTTTCTGTAGGTGCTGGTGGAGCAGGCGGCGTAGGATCACAAAGCTATGGCGGAGGCGGAGGCGGAGTTTCTATAAGAATACTCCAAGTTGTTCCAGGAGAAACTTATAATTTCAATATTGGTAGCGGTGGTGTTGGTGGAACAAGCGCGACTGGTGCAGATGGTGGTAACACTAGTATTACAGGTG